TTTTTCTTTTTAAATTTATTATCATTATCGGTTTCATAATTATTTACTAGCGCCTCAAGGTTAATCGTTTCTAGTACATTGTTTAATAAACTCTCAATAGCACTATCTATTTTCTCATGCATAATAGTTTTATAATAATTATTAATAAAGTCTATGTCATAGATTATCATTAATAAGTATAACTAATATTAAAATTTAATGTTATTCTTTTAATTATTTTCGTTATATTAATATTTATAAAGTATTTGATCATTATAAATATTATGGAAATAATTAACGCAATATTAAGTTTTTATGAAAAAGGCGATTACAATAGCAAGGAAAAATATGTTAACGCATTTAAGTTACCTATAGAATATTTAGACACTTCATCATTGTTTGTCATCAATAATAACATTGTTAATGATTTAGAGTTAGTTAAAGCCAACGAATTAGCAATTACTAATAACTCATTAGATCATTCTGCTAATGATGCTGCTGCTGCTAATAATGATGACGCCAATTACAATTTATATTACCATGTATTTGACCCAAAAACCATTTTTGAGAAAAATGTTATAAATAAGTGGAGCAAATATTATACAAACAATAAAGAATTTTTGTTAGAAACCCAGGACCTAATTAAAAACTATAAGCCGCTTAAAAAAGTGGAATTTAGCGATAGTCCGTGTGTCAATGATTTAGCAGTTTATAATAATTGTGAAAATATTATATATGATAATGGATTTGTAAATAAATATCAATATATTGATATTCCATTATTAAATAAATTTAATAATAATAGCCTAGTACTACAGGCGCTAAGCGTTTATAATCTCTCAACACCCATAGTTTCTTTGCTTATTCCGATTTTATTTTTATTATTGCCCTTTTTCATAATTAAATTGCAAGGGCATAATGTTACTTTTGAGCTATATTTTAACCATTTAAAGACGGTGTTTTCTAATCATATTATTGGTCAATTATTTAGTTCTTTAAGTGATACAAATTTAACAAATAAAATATATATACTTTTTAGCTTTGGTTTTTACATTTTCCAATTATATTTAAATATAAACGGATGCATAAAGTATTTCTATAATATTAAATATATTCACAATATTTTATATGATTTAAAAGAATATATTTTAGAAACTTTGAAGACCTATGACAATTTTTTGAATTATTCTAAAAATTTAAATCATTATAAGGAGTTTAATGAATTTATAGTTTCAAATAGTGCTATTTTTAATTCATATTTGTGCCAATTGCGAAGATTAACGCCTTATTCTTTATCAATGAGTAAAGTGGTTGAGCTAGGCCAATTAATGAAGTGTTTTTATTATTTAAATAAAAATGATAGTTTTATCAATAGTTTATATTTCTCCTTTGGTTTTAATGGGTATATAAAAAATATACTAACACTGCAACAATTTATTAGCGCTAAAGTCATGAACTATTGTAGTTACAATAGTAACAGCGAGCCCACCCATTTTGACAATTCTTATTTTGCCAATTTAAATAATATTGAGGCTTTAACTATTGAAAAAAGCGATCCATGTTCAGTTAAAACTAAGACTATTGTAAAAAATTCATATAAATTGGATAAAAATATAATTATTACGGGACCAAATGCATCGGGTAAAACTACACTATTAAAATCAACATTATTTAACATATTATTGTGTCAACAAATAGGATGTGGTTTTTTCAATAATGCATCAATAAAAGTATATGATTATATACATTGTTATATTAATATTCCTGATACAGGAGGCCGCGACAGTTTATATCAAGCCGAAGCACGACAATGTAAAAATATACTGCAACTCATTGAGAATAATAAAGATAAAACGCATTTTTGCGTATTTGATGAGCTCTATAGTGGAACAAATCCTGATGAAGCAATTAGTAGTGCTTATGGTTATTTAAATCATTTAAATAAATTGAATAATATAGATTATATGTTAACAACTCATTATAATAAATTATGCAAAAAATTAAATAAACAAAACAACAATTTTTTCATGAAAGTAAAGAAAAATGAGCACAATGACGATTTTGAATACACTTATAAAATCAAAAAGGGTATTTCAAATGTTAAAGGAGCGTTAAAAGTCCTCAAAGATTTAGAATATCCTGAAAATATTATAACAAATATGAAATAACAAATAACAAATAAATAATATTTATTCGTTAAACAATACTTAAAATAATATTGTTAAACTTTAATAATAAATGTCAATCTTATATAAATTACTAGATTCAAGTTTCCTCTTAACATTAGGCATTATATTATTAATATGCGGCTCAATAATGTTATATAGTCATCGCAGATTAAACTTATTAGAACGAAGTGTTATTGAGCATGGAAAAATACTACAAAATTTTATTATAAATTATAATATTCAAATGCAGAGCATCAATTCATTATATATTAATAAAAATAAACAAGAAGGTCAACATATCAAAAAAATCAATTTAGGCGAAAAAATAAGTGTATCCGAAGATGAATGTTCCGAATATGTAGGAGGTGCTGATGTAAATAATGAATTGGTTCATCATGATGATGACGGCAAGGTAAATGTATCAAGCGACGACGAAGATGACGAAGACGATGACGACGAAGAAGATGATGACGATGATGAGGAAGACGAAGATGATGACGATGATGACGATGATGAAGATGATGACGATGATGACGATGATGAAGATGATGATGAAGATGATGAGGAAGATGACGATGATGACGATGCAGAAGATGGCAAAGAAGATGATGCAGAAGATGGCAAAGATGACGATGACAAGGAAGACGATGGCAAGGAAGACGATGACAAAGTATTAACAATTTCCAAAAGCGAATTAGAAAATAATATTAAAGATTTAGGAGATTTTGAGGAAATAGATTTAAATAAGCCTTTTTTTTCGAATAACGACGACGAAACATTTATAAAGAATTTGCCGATAAATTTAGATACATTTAATATTGATTTAAACACTAATTCAAAAATTATTAATTTAAATAATCTAGACCAAGACACTAATGTAGACACTAATGTAGACACCAATGTAGACGCAAATAGTTCTAATAATACTAACACTAATAGGAAAAATTATTCAAAAATGAAAGTAGACGATTTAAAAACGATTGCTGTAACAAGAAATTTAATAGATAATGAAACAGCACAGAAAACAAAAAAGGCTGATTTAATAAAAATTTTACAAAACGCGTAAATTAAATTATTAAATAATTAAATAATTAAATATTAATAAATAATTAAATAATAATTAATTAAATTTTTTATTAACAATAAATTTAATTAATAAATAAATAATAATAATAATTTTAATTATATATAATAATAATATGAGTTATGGTTTGTGTGCTAATGGCTCAAATAATATAGCTATGAATTTTCCTCCTTTAATGGACGACAGCCGGCTATTTAGCAATTATTATTCTTCGGTGTTGAACGATGAAATGCTTAAAAGAAATAAAAATATTAAAACTAATACCGACTATAGGCATTATCTACAAATCAATGCTGAGGCTATTATAAGTAACAATCAATTGAATTCATGTAATGAATGCAGTGTATGTCCGTATTATAGTAAAACAAGTTTAGAAATAAATAAGCATACTCCATATATATTTGATCATACATTATCTAATATAAGGCCGTATGGATACGAAACAAGTGATTTAAAAGAGTTGTATTTGACTAGGCAGCAGCTAGACAGTCAAAAGCATGTTACCAAATATATTTTAAAACCTAATTAATTAATAATTAATAATTAATAAATAATAAAATAATAAATAATAAAATAATAAAATAATAAAATAATAAAATAATAAAATAATAAATAATTTACTATAATAAAAAATAATAATTTAATATAATAAAAAATTATATTATATTATTATAATAAAATGAATTTTTTCGATGGTTTGATGGCTCCTTTAGGTAAAAATTATTGTGCATTATTTTATTTTTTTGGATTACTTAGTTTATTTTTAGCTTTAATAGCCGCCGGTGGTATAGTTGTGGGAATTTTTAATAAAAAAGATGGCTTCGTCTTGTTTATGATGTTTTTTAATATGTTAAGTAATATTTTTATGTATTATGTAATGAGAATTTATTACTCAATGTGCATTGCATCATTACGTTAATAGTCTAACAAATTAGTGATCATTATTTTTAATATTATTATATATTATAATATTAAAAATTATTAAAAATTATTAAATTATGTTATAAATAATAAAAATAATAATAATATAATAATAATATTATAAATAATATTTTATTATTATAAAATGAATTTTTTTGATAGTTTGATGTCGCCATTAGGTAAAAATTTTTGTTTGTATTTTTATGTAGTAGGACTATTTTTTCTAGGGTTAGTTATATTAAGTCTTGGCAGTGTAGTGTTTGCACTAGTTAATGGAAAGTCTCTTTATATTACATTTGCAAGTATTATTCTTTTCTTATATATACTACTTGGCTATACAATAACTAGACTACAATATTCTATATGTTTAGCAACATTGAAATAAATAATAATATTATAACATAATAATAATAATAAAACAATATAAAGAATAATTTACAAATTATATAAGTAACACTAATTTTAAACTAAACACAAAATAATTTATATTAATAATATAACAATTAATTTATTAATATGAAAGTTTTAAGTATTGATATTGGCATTAAAAATTTGGCTTATGTTATTTTAGAAGTTACTAATGTTAATTTAGATAAAAATAGTATTGTTAATGGATCGCAAGACTTTAAAATTATTAAATGGGACGTGATAAATCTATGCAATAAGTTTATTTCTTGCTCATCAAAAACATGCACAAAACAAGCATGTTTTCATAAAAATGATACTTTTTATTGTAAAAATCACACTAAAAAAACTGAATATAGCTTACCGCTATGCAATGTAAAAACTTTGCATAAACAATCAGTAGCAAATCTCTCTGCGCTAGTTGAAAAATGCGATTTAAAACTTGAAAAACCTATTAATAAAGCAACACTAATAAGTAGTTTGGAAGACTACTTGAAATCCACATGTTTTGAGGCAATTGAAAATGTAAATGCAAACAATGTAAATCTCATTGATTTGGGGATTAGTTTGAAAAATGAACTAAATGAGCTATTTAATAACTATGACCTTGCTAGTATTGACCAAATCATTATAGAAAATCAAATAAGCCCTATTGCAAATAGAATGAAGTGTATACAAGGCATGGTAGCTCAATACTTTATTGATTGTAATAATCATAATATAGCATTTATTTCGGCAACAAATAAATTAAAAGCTTTTATAAATAAGGACAAGGACAAGACAGCAGAAAAAGAGAAAAAGGTTTCATATAACGAGAGAAAGAAACTAAGTATATTATATAGTAAACAATTATTGGAAAATAAAAATATGATGCATGATCTTGCGTATTTTGTAAAGCATTCAAAGAAAGACGATTTAGCCGATTGTTTACTTCAAGGAATATATTATTTAGATAATAAACAAGATAGTCTTACAAACTAACAAAACTATAAACTATAATATATATTAAAAATTATATAATATATATTGCGGAGTATTTAAAAATTAATCTTCTATTTAATACATAATAGATTATATGAATATTGTTGAAATTGAGCCCGATTTTCTTAATATTGAAGATATTGTATTGCCCGAATTTAAAATTAACGACCCAGACGAGGACAGTCGTTTTGAGGAAATTAGTTCAACAAGAAAATCTGCTAATTTTGGAGGAGGTATAGAATTATTAATGAATGAAAAAAATAAAGGCGACAAAAAATTCTCTTCTTCTATTGATATTGAAGATATTACAAACTTAGAAAATGAATTAAACGAGCTTTCTGAAACTACAAATTCAAATACAAATACAAATTCAAATTCAAATACAAATTTTAATTCAAATTCAAATTATAATACATTAGCCAATGATACAAACAAAACAACTGAAAGCAATAGCACAAATAAAGAAATAAAATATAAACAAGATACAGGAAGTGCACAAAAAAAATCAATATTTGGCGATTTATTTGGTGGTTCCAAAAACGATGGAGCACAAGTAAAACCTGTTACAAAAAACAATGACACTGATAACATTAATCTTGGAAAATCTACAGCAAACATGAATGAAAATAAAACATGGGATGGTTTCGGTAAATTTAATAATATTCCGGTTAATTTGGATAAAACACAGCAAAAGCCCGAATTAACAAAAGAAGAGGAATTAAAGGAAAAATTCAAATATTTGCGAAAGCTTGACGATTTAGAAAAGAAGGGTGTTTCGTTAAGCAAGCGTTACAACATGGATTCCAATTTAAATGAAATGATTGGAGAATATGAAACAATTATTGCAGAAAAGGAGAAATCCAATGCTATTAAATTTCAAGCAAAAATGATGATGGCTTGTATTACCGGTTTAGAGTTTTTAAATACCAAATTTGATCCTTTTGATATTAAATTAGAGGGTTGGGGTGAGCAAATAAATGAAAATATTGACGAATATGATGATATATTTGCTGAATTACATGAAAAATATAAGTCAAAGGCTAAAATGTCGCCTGAGTTAAAATTATTATTTCAATTAGGCGGTTCGGCTATGATGGTTCATATGTCAAATACATTATTCAAATCTTCTATGCCCGGTATGGACGATATTATGCGCCAAAATCCTGAATTGATGAAGCAGTTTACTCAGGCAGCTGTTAATACTATGGGGCAGTCAAAGCCTGGTCTAGGCGGGTTTATGAATGGACTATTTAATAATGGAAATGGATCTAATCCTGGGTTCGGTTCTAATTCTGGGTTCGGGTCGTCTATGCCTCCAAATGTAAATTCAGGTCCTCCGCCGGCACCAATTGAAACGAAATTACCGGATCGTAGCCAGCGAATGCAAAATATAGTAAATCGCCCCGATATTATGGCAGCACGGGGTTCTAGTATGGGCAACAATGAGGGCAACCCATATGATGAAGAGCGCATAAAGCGCCCTGAAATGAAGGGGCCTTCTAATGTGCCGCAATCGAACCAAAATATTGCCTCATTATTGAGCGGGCTAAAGACCAAGCAAATAGATGTAAATGAAATGAAAAATAATGAAGCAAGTACAATCAGCATCGATGACTTGAAAGATTTAATGGGTGGTAAAATACCTAGCAAATCTAAACGCAAGCAAAAGAGTGATAAAAATATTGTAAGTTTAGATATATAGGCTAGAGAGATTGCTAATGAAAGATTGCAAATAAGAAAAAGATTTTAAAAATAATTTTATAAAGCTATTTTAAAGAATAAATAGCTTTATAAAAGCATGATATTTATTTGTGATTTTTGCAATAAAACTATTTCAGAACATGCAACATTATATTTCGGTTTTGATTGTTTGTGTTGCTCAAATCATTGTAGGTCGCAAGTTATTCAACAAACTTTACAAATTGATCCGCGTATGAATGATCCGCATACTTGGTTAATACATAAATTAAGGGCTATAAAAGCAAAGGCAGAAAAAGCAAAAGCTGAACCATTAATTCCAAAAAATAGATCATTAGTTGATTTAGTTGCACAATTAAAAATATAAAAATATAAACATTAAACAATCTCTCTATTCTCTATTCTCTATTCTCTAT